ATGGTAGTAAAAACACTCGACGGGTGTAGCTATTCTCAGCTATGGGTATCCCCTGCCAATTGGCAAAAAGCTACTAAAAAAGACTTGGATAAAGACTGGTACGTGCAATGCGTATTCTTCGACCCTCGTTTTGATAAGAAATATCCTAAGGGCTTCCCTTATAGAAAAAAGGCTAACAAACCGACTACAGTAGAAGAGCGCAAAGCAATGGTATCATTCTTGCTTAAAAATATTCCTAAGCAACTTGATGCTGGCTATAATCCCATACTCAAAAAGTACGTGCAAGTACATAAAGAGGGGTTATATCCTGAATTGCACTTTATTGAGGCTTTTAGACGTGCATTGGAAATAAAGGTTGGTACTAAAAAACACCTATACGAAATACAATGCGCTATCAATAGGCTTGAAAAAGCGTGCGAAGCCCTCGATTTGCAGACGGTTAAAATAAAGGATTTGCGTAGAGTAGATTTGAAGCGAATGCTCGACTGGTTGCGACTATCCGACAAGTATTATAATAGGTTCGTGATATACTTTTCCAGCCTATTCCGTGAGCTTATAGAGTACGAATGCTGCGAGGCTAATATTACAAGAGACATATACCCTAAAAAGGTGATAAAAGAAGCTCGCACTATACTTACTGAAGAGGAACTAACAAGGGTAAAAAACCACGTGCGATTTATCAATCCTGATTTTTATAGGTATATGATGATCTTCCTATATTCAGGGGCGCGTAATACCGAACTTTTCAGATTACAACGCAAAGATGTAGATTTAGATAAGCAGGAGTTTGTAATACTGCTTGAAAAAGGCGGTCAGTATAAACGCTGTACAAAGGTGATACTTGGCCCTGCATTAGAACTTTGGAAAGAGATATGCGGCAAATGCAAAAGTGCTAACGACTATCTTTTTGCACTTGATTTCGTCCCTAACAAGAAAATGGGGCATACCGAGATTGTAACCCGCTTTTGGAAGCGACACGTAAAAGATAAATTAGGTATTGAAGCTGATTTTTACGCCCTTAAGCACTATATGCTTGATAACTTAGATAGCGACACGGCAATGCTTTTGGCTTCACACACTAACCAAAGCACAACAGCTATCTACCAAGTGAATAAGGCTAAAAAGGATAGGGAGCGCCTGAAGAAACTAAGTATTAATATTTAAACACCAATAACTAATGAAAAGAATTGTATTATTACTAATAGCAGTGCTCGCTATGGGGAGTGAAATAAATGCGCAAACAAGATTTGAAAAAGCGAAGGTCGCAATTAGAAATTATTTAAGGGAAAATTTAGATGATTACAAATCATACGAACCTGTTAGATATTCTAAGTTAGATAGTCTTTTTACATCTATTGAAGATGATTTTAGTTTTAATGTGGAATTTGATAGAGTACATAATTGTACTCAAAGATTAAAAGAATTAGGATTAGACCTTAGTGTAAATGAAAGTGATGAACGTATAGATAGAATGATAGCATCTGCAAATTCTATTTTAGCTCAAATAGAAGCTGAACCTAATAAGTATGTAGTAGGTGCTGCAACGAATTTTAAATTACAAAAAATAGAGTTGGAATCTTTAAAAAGATACAATTCATATTTGAAAAAAGCAATGGATAATTTTAAACCTAAATTTGTGGGATGGAAAATGAAACATAAGTTTAGGAGTAAAAATACCTATGGAGGTACTACATTAGGAGAGTGTTTGTTTGAATTTGATAAAAATATAAAAGTAATCAATATGAAATATATAGAAGAATAAAAAAGCCCCAATAAGGGGCTTTTCTTATGACTTCAGCTTAATACCTTTGGTGGTAAGTTCGTCTATACCACGTTTTACTCCAGCAAGGTCTGTCTCCATCTTATGTAGCTTATATGTGTTTGTTTCTATCCCAGCAAGGTGTCTTAGTTGTTGAGCAGCATTGGTTAGCATTGATTGATGCATTTCCCTAATGAAATTAGCCGTTTGTAAGGTGGCATTCTTTATCTCAGCACTCAATTGAGTTTGTAATCTGAATTGACCTAAAAGGTCGTTTCCTGTGTCTTGACTCATACGCGCAAAACCTTTTTCTACAGATTTCCTATCTGAAGTTGCTGAGTATAAGCCATTCTTTTGCAATTCGTCCTGAAAGGTTTTAAAATCACGTGTAGCATTCTCTACATTGCTACGCATTGATTGCACAAAATTACTAGTGAGAGTGTTCACTTCCTTGGCTACACTTTGTGAGTCTCCACCTTTTTTGTAAACATTTTTTATTTCCTCTTGAAACTTTTTAAATCTCTCTGAAAAGTGGACTTCAAAAAGCATTTGTTTTTGTAGTTTTTCTAACACTTTCCCCGCTGATTTACCGAACTCTACAAAAGCATCTTTTCCGTCTTTTAGAGAATTTACAATATCATTCATTAGGTCACCTCCTAACTGACCAAAAGTACTTTCTAAGTACTTATCTAACTCTTCCCCTGCTTTCTGAGCCTGTTTTTCTAAATCTATTAGGTCTTGTAATGCTCTTTTTTGTTCTTCAGAAGCAAATTCACTTGTTAATAAACTTTCTGCTCTGGACAGGTTAAGTCTCCCATATTCGTTTATTAAGTCTTTGTATTGGCTTATTATTGAAGAATATACTTTTCTTGATGTTCCCTCATCAGAACCACCTCCCCAAAGAGATGCTATCCCATTTGAGATTTTTTTTAATGTGTCTTGAGCGTAGTTATGATTTATATACCCAGATTGTACATTTATGTTTCCAAGAGCCCCATTTTTGATTTTACTCTGTACTTCGTTAGTTTTTTGCCTATATAGTTCCATATAATTTACAGCCTTGGCAATTTCTTTTTCACCAAATACAGAAGATTCTTTTTTAAGGAGTAGATTCTGTTCAAAAAGTAGATTGTTGTAAGTGCGTTGTTGCTCTATCTTAGTAAGCATTAGACTATTAATTTCCTCCCTTTGCTTCTTTTCGTGCGCAGCAACATTCTGAGCAATAGCAGTTGTTAATCCTATTGCAGCACCAATAATAGCCCCAGCTCCTTTCCCTATTTTACCTCCAACCTCTGCACCTTTCATTGTTTTATCTATAATATTGCTTATTTCGTTTAGGGTCTTGGCAAATTCTTTAAGGTTTTTATTATCCATAGCATCACCCAAAGCTTTAAACATATCAGTAAGCACACCCATAGCCTCGCGAGCATTGTCTATGTCTTTTGCAATAGATGATACCGCTTTTTGTCTTTCATAATTTTGCCCTTCACCACCATCTCCATCTTCTCTATTCTTCCCAAAGGCTTTTTTGAAGTTTTTTCCCAATCGTTCAAAATAAGGGCGCGCTTCATCAGCCTTTTCTTTAGCGTTCTCAATTCCTTCTCTTATGCTTTTTAAAAGATTGAGTATTTCAGGGTCATTAGAACCTTGGAATAACTTCTGAAACGATTCAAAGGCTTCTTCTGCTTTACCTATCATTGTGTCAAGCTGTTTTGAAGTCTTTTTGCTAAGGTCTCCAAACAAAACACCTATATCATCACCTATAGCACCTTCCCTTATCTTAAATTCTAATTCCTTTCTTGCTTTCTTTTTTAAAAGCTCCTTTATTCTCTCATCATTCTGACCATTGACATTGTTCTTTTCTAGTTCTAATCGGTCTTTTTCAAACTCTTCAAAGATTTTGTTTTTTTCTTCCTCATAAGTCTTATACTTTTCTAATAAGTCCCTATACACTTGTTCCTGCTGAAAGCGTTGGTACTCAGCATTGTCGGCTAAAAGTGTCTTTTCGTTTTCGGCAAGGCGGGCTTTTTCGGCATTGATAGCTTCGGTATTGGTGTTGAAGTCCTGCCCTTTTTTCCATTTGCCCGCTGCTTCGGCTTCTGCTTTTTGCGTTTCGATAAAGGCGGCTAACTGGTCTTGTGAACGCCTCCTTATCTCTTCTTCTTGCTTGTCGTACTCTAATTGTATGATAGCAAGGCGTTTGTCCGTTCCGTCTTGCATTATCTTGATGCGAGCTTCTTCTTGCCTAAATAGGTCGTCTTGGATTTGTCGTTGGTGGTCTCTGTTGGCTTTTTCGGTGTCGAACTCTGGGAGGGTTTCTTTTTTGGCTTTTGTAGCGGCTTTTTGGTTTAAACTTGTTTGGTGTTCCTTTAATTTATTCTTTGCTTTTTCTAGATTTCCTTCAGCTTCTTTAATGGCATTTGCAAGTTCTTCTTCTTTAAGTTTCCCTAGTCCTCCGTTCTTTATATTATCCAAAGCCTTCTCTGCGTCCTTAACGGCTTGTGTATATTTCTTAGTAAGGTCTTTATACTCATAGGTTTTTTCGTGTAGCTTATCTAATTGCGCTTGTATGGCTTGATTTTGTGATTGTAGTTCTTCTTTGTTGAAGGCGTACCACTCCTCACCAAACTTTACACCGTGTGATGCCCATTTCTTACCCTCTTTTTCTTGTTTTTGCAAGTCAGCAATGAGGCGTTTGCGCTGCTCTAATTGTTTTTTAAGGTCGTCTTCAGATTGGTTTTTAAGGTTGGCTGTCCAATCGCTGAGGGCATCGCTTTTTAGTTCTTTTTTGGCGTTTTTTTGCTTTTCATTGAAGTAGGCGTATATGTCGCTATAATTCCCAAAGGTGCGCCAATGGTTGCCGAATTTTTCTGTAATTATTCTATCAAGGTCTGACCCTTTGGCTATTTCGTCAAAGCCTTTGCTGCCTTGCTTTGTACCTATATCGTACAATATTTTGGCGTATTCTTTATTCTTGGAATAGTCGCTTTGGCGTTGTCCACGTGCTTTATTGGCGTCAAACTCGGCTATTTCTTTTTTGAGTTTGAGTATATCGGTAAGTTTGATGCTTTCTATATCGTATTTTGCGAATATTTGTGGGTAAGCTCCTGCAAGTTCTGTAAGGGCTTTGCGCCTATCGGTATCGGCAAGGTATTGGTTGGTAGCGGTATCGATGAGTTCCTCGATATGCTGTTTGTGCTCTTGCTCTTTAGCCATAGCGATTTCCCTTTCTTCATTAAGGCGTTTTTGGGCTTTTTCGGCAGATGAAGTTCTATCGGTAAGGACAAACATTGCTGCGGCTAATGCGGCTACTGCTGTTGCCATAAATACGTAGGGGTTGGCGAGCATAGTGGCATTGAGGAGTTTTTGGGCTTTCTCTAACAGCAAAAGCCCTCTGTATTGGGCGAGTTGTGCTACTGTCCATCCATTAGTAAGCTGGGTGCTGAGGGCTACGAGGGTATTATTGACGATAACGGCTGCCCTGTATGCTCCGTAGGTGGTGATGAGCCCTGCGATGATTTTGCCGAGCGTTTGATAATTTTCAACCAAGAAAGATACGCTCGATATAGCCCCAGATACCGCACCTTCGCTTGCCTTTCCTATTTCATTAAGCATTTGGTCGAAGTTGTCTTGCAGGTTGGATATTTGTCCGCCTAACGACTTGCTTTGCTCTGCCATTAGGTTGAAGAACAAGCCGCCTTCGTTGGTCATATTCTTGATAACGGCTTGTATTTCGGTAAATCCTATTTTGCCTGCGCTAACCATATCTTTGATTTCGGTTTCGCTCTTGCCTACTACCTTACTCAATTCGGCTATAATAGGAATACCGGCATTCATAAACTGGTATAGGTCGTTGGTCATTAGCTTTCCTTGTGCTTTGACTTGCCCATATACGTGAATGAGTTGCCCCATAGGTACGCCTAATCCTGCAGCTACATCACCCATACGGCGAAGCGTTTCCGTTACCTCTTGAGCAGGAACTTGAAAGGCAAGCAAACGCTTAGCTCCTTCAGATACTTCTTGGAGTCCGAAGGGTGTTTTAGAGGCAAGGTCGGTGAGTTGTGCCATTAATTCGTTGGCTTTTTCCTTGCTTTTGAGCATAGTGCCAAAGGATATTTCGAGCTGCTGAAATTCGGAGCGTACGACTATCATTTGGCTAATGAAGGATTTTGCGCCTTGTAGGGTGAAATAGGCAGTTGCCCCCTTGAGGAGGGTTTGCCATACATCGGCTTGCTTTTTGCCCTCTTCAACGGCTTTGCGTGTCATTTGCTCGAATTGCTTTTTGATAGCCTCGACATCTTTTTGTATCAGTGATTGGTCTGCCCTTACTTGGAATAATAGAGCTCCGTCTTGTGGTTGCATATTAGATAGGTTATTGGGTGAATTGTTTTATTCTTTTGAGAAAGTCCCCATAATTGGTACGTTTTTCTGACTTTTGAGGTGCTTTTTTTGTGTCTTTATCCTTGTCATAGTCATAAGAGGGGATAACGGCACTGTAAAGCATTACATTAGCATAGCTTATTTCTTTGAGCACGTAGTTGAAGGTGAGCCCGTACTGCTTGGCGAATGAGCCTACAAGTCCCCAGATGCTGTCGTTTCGGTCTCCACTTCCTTCGTTGGCTTGGTTATCATCATTCCTTTGAGGGAAGTGGTAATGACGAAAAAAGGGCGTATATCCATTTGTGCTAACATATTAAAGAAGGCGGCTGATACTTCGGTAATGGGGGTGTTAATGAGTTTTTTTGCCAGCATTTCGCCTTTGGTTATATCTTTCTTTTTACGCCAAAACTGCCATTTAGGATAGGTAACTACTTCAGTAAATTTTTTACCTAATACAATTACTGCTATAGCCCACGCTATATTCTCATAATCTTCAGCATTATGTATGATTGAGCCTAATATATTAGTCTCATTAATGGTGTCGGTGGGTATTTTGCTGATGTACTTTGAAGCCCTTACAAGGGTAAAAATAGAGGGCGGAGCGACTTTATACGCTTCGCCCCCGATGGTTACCGTTGCAGGTTCTTCAAGTAGGGTTTGTGCTACTTTTTCTTCCATAGGTTACGCTACTTTTTCGATAGTGAAAAATGGTTTACCAACACCAGGGCTAAGAATAGTAATCTCAAGTTCGAGATTATACCCTTCTGACTCGCTAAATGCTAAAGTAGCCGCAACAGAGCAATATGGTATATCTACTTTTTCTGCTCCTGACACTTTAGGAACGAGCGATACCGATTGTTTTTTGCTTGATACGAAAGAATTTACAGCAAGTTTGTCGCCTGTTTCTGTTACGTCCCAAACTTCAGCAAGTAAAGCTTTGTTAAGGTTTTTGGCGGTACATTTTATTTTAAATGTAGGTTCGCCTTTCATTTGGTCAATGATTTTACCTCCAATAGCTGTCCACTTATACACTTTTCCGTCTTCTTTTTCCCAAGAAAGACTATCTTCTTTGATTATCCCTAATGATTTTAGGGTTGTTGCCATAGTATTTCCCGCTCCTGGTGTACCGAATTTAACTTCTACTTCGCCCCAAGCGGTGGCGTTATTGTCTGTATATGCCATAATTTTTAATTATTAAATGTGTTATACCTAAATTTAATTTTTGCGTTGATAAAAAACTGCTTTATATCCGTCTCCTCAAAGGTTTGTATGAGCTGGTGCAATGTTAGCCTATAGTTACAAAGGGCTGTTTTAGACTCCTCAATGATAGGCATTAAAGCGCGCTCGATAGCATCACAACGTACAAAGTTTTTCCTATACTGATTATCGTTATTTTTGACCGTAGGGACAAAGATATTGATGTTAATCACCCCTGTTTGATATTGACCGTCTAACCCAGTAAGGAATGATATTACACAATCCTCTTTCTGTGAGTTCAAGGGTCGTACCCCATTGCGGTAGGTTTGCCCATTGATAAGAGGGTTTATCTTATCCTTAAAGTACTTATATAGGTCGGCTTCTATTTGTGAGGCTGTTTTTTTCATTGAGATAATGCTTTTAAGAGTTTCGGAACTTCTCGCTCGGCTAAGAGTTCAGCTGATGTTAGTACATTGTAGTTGCGGGCTTCTACATAGCTTGCGTACTTCATTCCTGCAACCACGACAAGCACAAACCCTTTCGGATATTGAGATATTACCTTATTGATGAATGTTTCACCCTCTGTTTGTCCGTTTTTTCCTTTCTCTTTTCCTCTTTCAGTAGGGGCAAATCCTCCTTTTTCAATAGGTTTGCCGTCTTGTAGTACTACATAGCCTATTGAGGAACGAAGGTTACCCGTTTGGTCTTGATAGCTTCCGTGTTCACGAGCTTCATTGATACACTTTTCACCTACATTGCGCAGGATACGAATGATTTTCTCTTCGTATTTGATTATCTTTTCTTGAAGCATACGCTCTATATCTGCGGGGGTGAATTGTGGTTTTATCATACGAATATACGGCAATGGAAATAATCAGTGGAAAAACGAATTACCTGCTTCTCAAGGCGGATATTACCCTCGGTATCTACTACCTGAACCGTGGTGCCTGCTGTTATGGTAGGCGTTCCTTTCGGAGCATAGATAGTAGCAGTACATTCAAATATTTGTCCGTCTACTTTGCTTATCTTTTGCCCCGCTCCTGCTATCTCATCACGGCATACGCCTATCTCTTGCCACTCAATAGGGTCAGTAGGATAGGTAGGTATACCATCATCGTTGATAGTAGGGTTTTGTGATACTTTCACCTTCAATAGGTACGGGTATATTTTCATTTCCTTGCAGTATTTTAGAATAAGTGGGTAATATCTCTAACGGTGGCTTTGACTTCTAACAAATTATCTCTACCGAGCTGCTTACAAAGCAAATTGTAAAAGGCAGTAATAGCTGATTTGTCGTAAGAAAAAGATAAACCACCCTCAGAAAAGGACACTGGGCGCAATAAGAGTTCAGGAATGAGGTTGTAGAAAAACAATTTTGTCTTTCTCTCATTCACCTCGTTGAACTCATCAGAAAGCCCCAATCCTACTCGTTGCATTTCGGCAACAAGTAGGGTGGTGGGGTATTCCACGTTCCATAGTTTCAGTTTTTCATCTATGTACGCTTGTGCGGTCATCTTAGAACTTTGTTTTGATGATGAGTTTGCGCTTAGAGTCGTTCAATACTGGAGTAGCGAACGCTGTAGCTTTTGTAGATACTGATATAGGGTCTTGATGCCCAAAAGTATTTACCAAAATGAAATTATCCTTAATAGATTTGCTCATCACATCGGCAAAGTCCATTGTGAACTCTGGAGTAGTGGTGTATTGAGTAGTACCCAACAATGCTGAAGTAGAGAATAAAACGTTACCCTCTTCCCAACCATTATCCACAGATACTTCTCCGTTTTTGCCCTCAAAGCTGATAAAAGACTCCCATACTTTGATAATAGGCAGTCCACGTTCAGCAAGTTCGGCATTAAGTTGTTCTAAACGCACATCGGGCAAAATGGTAGTAGCGTTGATAGGAACGCCTAACACAAAAGCACGTGTATTTTTGTTCTTCAATACCTGATTGAGAGTGGCACGGCTCATAGTGATAGTGGTATAGCTGTACCCTTTGCCTTTGGCTTCTTCTTGGTATTTTTCGATTTCTTCTACAGGATTTGCATCGACATCCGTCCATTTCTTGAGTGCGTTTTGCGTTTTCACCTTGAAGTCTACCGATACATTCACTACTCCATCATTATTGGTAGCGGTAGTTTTGTATTTACCAGTAGACACAAGTTGTTTAGCCATCCACTCCATACGGGCATTTATACCATCAATACAAAAACGAGGATCTTCGTATATCTTACCAGTCAATTGGTTTTTTATACCTGCATTAGTAGGATTAGCATTTACTGCATAACGAAGTTGCTGAAGTGTAATGAGGTCTTTTTCGTTTAATTTTCTGGCGATTTCTACTTTTGGGATTTCTCCTTTGATACTTTCCACAAATTCACGCCCTTTAAGTGGTGCTTTTGAGCCAATAGCTACTATGTCAGCCATTATTTTAGCCCCATCAGTTCCCTCAATATTAGAGTAAGTAAGATAAGGGTTGAACGACAAAGGAAAATATTCACGGTAGCGTAACTCTCCTAATGGGTAGGCTTGAATAACAGCATTCATATTAGGCTGAGAAAACTCAGGGATAATGTTGTTTGCGTTTATATTCATCTGTTTTTAGTTTTTAAGATTATTAAATGAATGAGATACGAGGCAAAGCTGTGCGTAGGAATGCCACGCCTGCTTTTTCTTTGTCGGGTAGTGCGTCTTTGCGCGCTGTTCCTGCCATAATGACTGCTACAAGTGGCATATCGTCAATAACTACATCGTGAGCGGTAAGCCCCAATGCTCCTGCGGTATTCGTTTGTGAAAGTGTTTCATTCACCACCTTAAACGTACCATCGGTGTGAGGCACTAAGAGTGTGCCTGCGGGTACTACGCCGTCAGTGAAGCGAGCTTTGGCGGTAGTAGGGTCAATTTGTACTCCACCAGGGTAGGTAGCGTCCACTTGGTCAAATACGACTATTTGGCGTCCCGCTTTGTCTGAAATTTGGACTTGTTTCATAAGTGTTTACTGTTTTTTGAAAGTTTCATTAATATACGCTTGTACATCAGCGGATACTCCATTATTGTCTTTTCCTCCTCCTAATACTGAACCTGATAGCGATGATAGTTGTGTGTTGGTTTGTGCTTGCAAAAACGCTTGCTCATCGGCTTTTAGTTCGCTGACAAAGGCATTCATTTCTTCATCGTCTTTGAAAGTACGCCCTAAGTGGTGTTTGTAGAATGTTTCTGATACCCCCTGCGTTTTGAGTTGGTTTAGGAAACGCTCCTTAGCGCTCTGTTGTTGCTTTTCTTCTTGGAACGCTGCAATGGTTTCATTTTGTTTATTGACAGCTTCCACGAGGCTTTTTGCCCACGCTGGCACTTCATCAGGTTTAGGTTCTGAAGTAGGCGGGTTTTGAGGTTTTGGATTAGATTTAGCCCTTTCTTCTTCAAGTTCTTTCTCTAATTTCTTGCGGGCTTCTTCTGCCTTTGAAAGGCTGGTTCGCCCTTTGTCTGCTACTGATTGCAATAGCTTAACCTCATCTTCAACTCCTTTGACGGCGTTTTCGATTTCACTTTCTTCTTTAACCGCATTCACTAAGCGAGTAGCGATTGCTTTTAAAATGTTTTCCTCTAACCCCAAGTGCGCATACTTGGTTTTGAGAGATTGTAATAATTTATCTACCATAGATGTACAATATTTTTTTGTTTTTGCAAAAGTAGGGGGTAAAATGCTAAGTAATGTAAGGGGAGTTTGACATTTTTTTGACATATTTAAAAGAAGCGAAAAAGGAGGGTTATTATGTAGTAATTTTGCGCTATAAACCTTTAATTTTATAGTAAATGGAAAAGATTTTTATTAAAAACCTTAAAGGAAATGACAAATTGCTGCATTCGATGTGTGGTAATATTATTTTTGTTGTGTCGTTTCTGATTGCTTGGCTATGTTATTCACTATGGGAAGCCTTTGTGATTGCTGCTGGTGTGGTGCTTCTTGTGGGACTTGTTAAAGAGTTGTACGATAAGTACGTAAAAAACACCTTTATTGATTGGTGGGATATAGTGGCGAGCCTTACGCCTTACCCTATTGTGAAATATATTAATAAATAAACTCAATTTATATGGAAAAAATCTTTGTAATTCTATGGATACTACTTGGTATCTACATTCTTGTACTCCTTATGATATTCGCCGACCTTTGGAGTGGTGTGCGCAAAGCAAAACGTTTGGGTATTGCGCGTAACTCATACGGATATAGGCGTACCATTAGCAAGATGGCGCAATATTATAACATACTTATAGCTTGTACTATTGTGGATAGTATGTATGGAATGCTTTCTTGGTTCTTAGAAACCTATTACCAAACCTCATTGTGGCTATTTCCTTTTATCACTTTCTTTATGGCAATAGTGCTATGTCTAATTGAAATCAAATCGATACGCGAAAAAGCCGAAGACAAAGTGCGGTTAGACCGAGCGGGACAAGTCGTTCAGCAAGTATTTATCAATCGTGAGAACTTAGAGGAAGTTGCTAAAACCATCTCTAATTATATGAATGAAAAGGCTGAACAGTCTGAAAAATCTCAAACCTCTAACAACGAACAACAATGACACCAAAAGATTTTGTAAAAAAGTATAAGCCCTTTGCGCTTGAGACAGAGCGCAAAACGGGTATTTCTCATCTCTTTACGTTGGCACAAGCCGCGTTAGAGAGCGGTTGGGGTGAACGTACATTTGGCAATATGCTTTTTGGAATAAAAGCAAGACCTGAAACACCTGCCGATAAAAAACAATTGTTGCGTACTACTGAAGTGCTTAATGCTCCAAACTTAGGATATAAGTTTCCGCAGGTGTTGTCTATATACGAATTACCTAATGGTAAATATAAGTATGAGGTAAAAGACTGGTTCAGGAAGTATGAAACTCAAGAAGAATGCTTTACAGACCACGCGCAATTCTTTTTCAAAAACAATCGATACGCTAAGGCTTTATTAGTAAAGAGCGACCCGTATAAGTTCGCTGAAGAAGTGGCAAAGGCAGGGTATGCAACTGCTCCTAACTATGCAGATAGTTTAAAGAAGTTAATCAAAACAATAGAAGAAAATGACAGCAGAATTTAAAGAATTAAAAAAGGAATTGGACAGCTTACTTACAAAAGTAGAGCAGTTGCCACGTACAAGAGAGTTATCACTTGTAATTACAAAATTAGAAGAGGGTACAATGTGGCTCGAAAAAGAAATTAGAAAACAAGAAAAGTAGGTATGAAAAAGATAATCATTGCATTATTAGCGTTCCTCACCTTGATAGGTTGTAGGACGCGCAAGGTAAATACTACCGAGCAAAAGCGGGTGCAGAAGGAGCGAATTATAAAGTACAAGGATAGTACGGCTCTTTTTCAGCATAACGCCAAAACCTTGCTGCTTGATGCGCACGCCTTGCAGGAATATGAGGTAACCCTTGAAAGTAATAGGGATAGCGTGGGAAATAGTAAGGAGTTGGTGTATTACCGCATTCGTGATGGTGATAATGAAACTATTAGGGTAAGCGGTGGAAAGGTGAAGATTACGACTAAAAGCAGCCTATCCAATAGCTTAATAGAGGCGAATACTACCCTTACTAATACAATTACTCAGAAGACTGACGAAAAACGATATACAAGCACTGAGACGACTATTCTTCATAAAACAAAAGAAGTGAAAGGAATAATAAAATGGTGGTGGGTAGTAGTGGTGTTATTGGCGGTGTGGATAGGTTGGCGGTATAAGGTGTTTCGGTTTTAAGAGATTGAAAGAAAAAAGGCTATTAGCGTGCTGCTGATAGCCTTTTTTGATTGATGATTAGTGAGTGATTTACTGCTCCGCTTGGCTTTTATCATTAGTGGTTTGACCATTGATAATAGCAGTGCAAACCTCGTGAATGTGCTTGTAGAGTTCAATATCTGATGCTTGGAAATTGTCGTTTTGGATATTGAAGCCTTGAGCGGTTGCTGTACCCTGAATGGGGGTTGCGTAGTGGTTGCTATCGCTGGTACGAGTTGCTGAAAAAGCAACTGCTGTAGGGGTAGTGTCTTTTTCGTTTTCGTAAAAATAAGTGATAGTAACGCCTTGCACGGTTTCTTGTGCGGTGGTGCGGGTTGTTTGTTGAATGATTTGCATATTTGTTTATTGTTTTAAATTATTCTCTGATGAGGTTTGTTACAATACCACTAGTAATGATTAGATAGTATCCGCTGCCAATACCTACCTTTCCGGTGTAGCCTTTTTGACCATTCATTATTATTTCACCATAGAAGTTTGTTTTTCCATTTATTTTGACATCTCCTTCTATTATATCAAGAGCAACAGATTCTTCTAGTCCCCATATTGCTTTTAATATAAGGGCTGTACTTTTTCGTCCGCCTCTACTTTCTAACTTCATTGCAGAGTGGGTTGTATCATTAAAACCTGATGTAAAAACATCTATAGCTGATTTATCTACTGTTTTAAATATTTCAGGGTCATTTATTCGCACTTGCGTTGTACGGCTGTCTTTTCCTCTTCCCATAGCCCTTATAAGACCCTCAGATGCGATAGTAAGTCCGTTTGCTTTTAAAGAAGTTTCGCTTGCACTTTCTATTTTAAAATTTCCTATTTGTCCCTTTGAAGCATATATACTTCCATCATCTTGTACTCTAAAAGGGGCTCTTTCTTTATTCCCATAGTTAGCACCGGCAAAGAAACGTATAGAATTACTAGCTAATCCTGCCCCATTGATACCAGCATTGCCGCCTAATGTGTTCCCGACGGTGAGTGCGCCTGTGGTGATGGTGTTTTTTACGATTTCTGTACCATTGGTATAATCAGCACCTTTGCTAAACATTCCATTAATGTACTTAACATTTGCTTTTTCGGCTTCTGTGAGGTACATTACATTTTTATCAATGATGCCTAAATCGACCATTGTATTCCATATATCTTCAGGAGCGGGCAACCAGTCAGTGGCTTTGTTGCCGCGTTCGAGTTTTATCCACTCTATGGTACTTTCAACAGTAACAGATTTATCGTAAGTCCAAACAGAAAGTATCATTTTATCACTACTTCTATACCCTCTATAATTAAAGGTATTTTGATAAATTCCTCCTCCTTTATCAAATAAAGCACATTGTTCTATATTTCCTAATTGGTCATATAAGGCAAAAGCTGTTTTCCCTGCTCCTAATTGACCCTTTATCGTAATAGTAAGTAAATCACCTATTTTCAGTTCTTCTGTTAAGCGGTATGTTGCTATATTGTAATTATTGTTGGTGATTTTTTTACCACTATTGCGCAATAGATTTCTACCTCCAACGTTCAATTCATTTACCTTTTGCTCGGCAAAAGTTTTTGCTTGTTGTAGGTTTTGCTGGAGTTGTAAAATACGCGCTTGTTGCTCGGCGGTGATGGCTATTCCTGCTTGTCGATTAGCTTCAGCTATGGCTTGGGCTTTGGTTAAATCTGCTTGTGCTCGTGCATAGGCTTCTGTAGCATTTTTAGCAGTAGCGATAGCTTGTTCTCGTGTTTGCTTTTCATTATCTATCTTACTTTCCACATCTTCAGGAGCGGGAGACCAGTCGGTGGGTTTGTTGCCTTTTTCGAGTTTAATCCATTCTATGGTGCTTTCAGTAGTAATAGAACCATCATAAGTCCAAATCCAAAGGGTTTTATTGTCAGCTATTCTACCATTGTTCCAGATTTTTCTCCAGTTGAATGTATTTTGATAAATGCCATTCCCTTTGTCAAATAGTTGAGATAACTCAAGAAAATCACCACTATTATAAGCTGCAAAAACTATCTTTCCAACTCCTAATTTTCCTTTAATAGTTAAGGTTACAGTCTCTCCTTCATTAATATTTTCTGTTAATTCATATATAGCAATATTATAGTTGTTATTAGTGATTCTTTTACCACTATTTTTTAACAAATTTCTTCCTCCTACCTGAATATTATTGATACTTGACTTTAGTCTATTCTCCAATGATAGCAAATCGGGATTAACGAGTTGTTTTATTTCGGTTTTGTTGCCGTCGGTGATTTGTAGGTTGGCTTTTATCCTGATTTCATTGTCTAAGAGTTGGATATACTGCTCGCCGTTGCCTGATGTTATTTTATCGGTTTTGATTTGTCCACCAGTGATTTCTGTAAATCCGTTGAGTTGAGCTATACCGCGCTCGCCATTGTATTCGGAATTGACGGTGGCGTATAGGAAATGGTAGTAGCCGGCTTCTTGCTCGATGTCTATCTTGTTTTCGGATAGGATAAACTCGGCTGTCTCTACGACTTTGCTTGCTTTGATGTATAGGTAATAGGTTTTTGCCTTATCGTCTAACCTGCCAGAGACAAA